TTATTGATTATTCTTGTAGAAATCCATCAAGGCTTTTAACGCTTTAGGTTTAGACAATCCCATCTGTTCGCATAATGCTTTGAATTCTTCAACCTCTTCTGCATCAGCTAACATTGAGATCTGTTTCTTGCCCCCTTCCTCTTTTTGCTTTCTTCGCCATTCTGCAGCCGTTTTGGCTCTTAATTGTTTGCTATGCTCTGTATTTGAATTTGACATCTTTTTACCTTTGTTTTATATTTGGGAACACCTAGCGAGATGCGAACTCGCTAGGCTTTTGTTTACTCTAGTAAGCGTATTGACTTACTAAAAGCAGAACAACGAGAATGATGATTTGATACGCTTTCATCTTTCTGTTCCCTTTTATGATTGCCCCGTAGCTGAACAAGTCGGGGCTTTCTTGTTTCTAGCACCTTGCTAGATGGTTGCTATTATATCATATGATATAAATGAAACAAGCAATTTTTACAAAAAAACCGTAAATATTTTCGTATTTACGGTTTTGTTTTGTCGCACCTATGCCACAATTGGCGACAACCTCGCCTTTGCATTATTTGCCCGTTGGGCTTGACTTCGTGCCTGTCCTTGTTGGTCTGGAGGAGGCGAACCCCTGTGCGTATGGCTTGCCAGTGTTTGTCCCATATCTGCTACAATCTGCAATAATTCTTCTAGAATAGCCCAACCGTTCACACCCTCTGAGCCCGTCCACACGGTCTGCCCTTTCTGCTCTAACTTCCCTTTAGCGATAAGTGAGGCAACACCTTGCACACGTTGAGTAAAATCCCCGCCTGTGCCTTGCACCGTATTGCCTGCCGTCACGCATTCGCTATCACCTAACACGTGCGTGGTTTTCTTCCCGCCTACCGTAGTTTTGGCGTTGCCTTCTACAGTTTTGACCGCTTGCCCAATCTCTTTCTGCTCGCTGTCGGTTTTAATTGTGCGGTGGTAAGATTTCTCGCTAATCGTCTGATCGGTCTCTTTGTGCATATTCCCTGCGCTATCAGTGCGTTCAAATACCTCGGGGCGTTGCTGTCTGAGCATTTCGCCTTGTTGCACATTCGGCAAGGTTTTGCCCTGTGGGTAGAAATTTCGCACAATCGGCTGATCGGGTCTGCCGTTTACAAAGCCAAGTTCTACCACCGTGCCGACTTCTGGAAAGGCGAAATCCCCACCCTGTGAAGCGGTAGAGGTCACGGGCAAAGGCACCGCCGAATAAATGGGCACGCTGCCCGCCTCGTTGCCGTCTTCGTCTAACAGTTGCACATCAACCGCATATTTTGGACGGAATGGGTCGGATACATCACCCGCTTGGGAGGGGTCGGCAATTCCGATCACTTTTGCCATTTTCGGCAAGTGATAACCACCTGCCAATTCTGGGAATTCCCGCTCCATTGCTCTGCGTTCTGGGCTTTTCTGTTTTGGCTTGCCCGCTTGGTTTAAGTCTTGCCATTCCAGCAAATAATTTTCACCCTCTAGCGTGATTTTATGCACCCGTTTGCCATTGATTACCGTACCCGGGCGAATTTCTGCATCAATCGCAATCTGCACCGCAGTAGCACTCTGCCCGAGGGTTTCACGGTGGTCTAGCTCAATTTCAAACTCTGCCCATTGTGAATCTTGCCAACTGCCCACAAATACGCCCCCGTCGTTATCCTGTTGCCAAACATAATCGGGAATATTGAACAACCGCCCTAAATTATTCAACATCTGATAGCCGTTGCCCGAATGGGTGAAATTCGGGATCGGGGTCGTTGAGTAAGGTTTATCAGGGTAACGGAAATTCAGCCCGCTACGACGGCTTAATTCAGTACAAACATCAGCCAGCGTGCAATGGCGTGCAGAATAGTAAAAATCTCGCTCAAAAATTGCTACCCGTTCACGAACGAATAACCGCTTGTAGCCATTTTGTGCCGTATGCTCATTTTCCACAAATCCTGTGAACCAGGTGTAATAGTCCTCTTCTGTGCCTAATTCAAATTCGACTAATTTCCCTACGCAAGGGGCTGTCGTTTCCACGGTAATAAAGCCCCGCCCGCTGTTGGAAAGCTCCAGCACTAACCGCTCATCAACAAAATGCACGGGGTTGCCGTCTAAAATCACATTTTTAAGAATCCGCATCTTATTGACCTACTACGCCTGTTTTCTCTAACCAAATATCAAAGCCTGAACGTGTTGCCCCTGTGTCTTGCGTAACGCCAGCATTGCTACTTGTGCCCGCATTTCCACCGCTTGCACCTGCCCCCGTGCTTTTCGCCTTGCTATCTACTTGCTTTTTCGTTTTCGGCTTCGCCTGACGGTTTGCGGTTTTCTCGGCTACAGAGTTAACCTCTTTCAAACTAAACGACACACGCCAGCCCATCACATCTTGCTCTTGTGCGGAAACTTCGCCATCAAACACCCCTTCACGCATATTCACCGCCTGTGCGGTAATATTGCTGATGCGGTATTTTACCTGTCCGCCCTTACCCTCGGCTTCGGCAAGTTTAAACAAGGTTTTCAGCCAATCTGCATTACGGTAAGGAATCACCCCCGTCACCGAAAGCGTTTTGCTTTTCACACCTTTTTCGGCTTTTTTAGTCGTGGATTTCTGCCCGCTCATATCCTCGTTTTCACGGTTTACGCTGACATTCGCCCGAAACTCCCGTAAGTAAATCGGCTGACCGTTTAATGCCAACTGAATGGCTGGCAAGTTGTCTTTCTCATTCTGTTTTCTGATTTCGCTACCTGTTGTTATGCTCATCTGTTGCCCTCAAAAGTTGTTGTAGCCCACTCAAATTTTCCCCCACGAAAAACATTAAAAAACTGTAAACATTCTCAGCCGTGGGGATATTCTGTTGTAAATTCTGTGCAATCACATCTAACTGCCCTTGTGCTTGAAATGCCCATATCTCAAGCGGTCGCATTTCGCTGACCTTTTGCAAAAAGTCGGCATTGGCTTGTTCACGGGCTTTTTTCACCGCTTGTAATTGGGTAATCAGGGCGAACGGATCAAGCACATCGGTGTGAAGACTGTCCATCATTCGCCCAAGTGTCTGTTCCATCATTCGCCCAATTGTGGGGGTTAAATCGCTCACAGCACCGAATGCGGGCGAGCTAACTACGGGCATTTTCACCATTTTCGTGGTCTGCAGGTTTTCATAGGCTTTGGCATAGCTTAACGCCTGCTTCACTTCGCTATAATCCAGAATATGGGCAAGCTGTGCCAATTGCTCAATGAAAATCTCCGCCGTGGTTGTGGTCACCAACACGCCCACCACTTGCACCGTCTCTTTAGGGCGAAAAGGGTCGGCATAATCGCCAAATTTTGCCGCAATCACCTTCGCCGCATTTTCGGGGGAAAGGTATTTCCCCGATGCCTCTTGTTTGCCGTGTGTCCAGTTATGCACGGCGATTTTAGTGCCAGATAACAAAAAAGAGGCGTTACCGCCTCTTGTGTTTGTTGTCGGCAATTGTAAATTACATCTTTGCCACATATTCATTCTACAAATTGAAAGTAAACGCTTTATATTCCCCATTATTAATGGCAATGCCGATTTCCATTTTCTTCGGTGTGCCCCCTATGTTTTCAGCAACCTTTTCAAGATCTAACACGCCAGGGGCTTGTGTTTCATCACCATTTACCCAAATTCTGCGATTTGGTTCTGCAGGGTAGCTTGAGTCAATGAATTCGTGTTCTTCATTTTCATCAGTTTTCATAAGTCTCAACTGCATAGCTTCATAATCACTATTAATTAGTCTAGAAATGCTTCGACCATTTTCCAATTCCCCCGAAATCATGAAATCACGCAAAATATTGCCTTCTCTTGTGAAGGTTACATCGGTAATTTTAACGATTTTTTTCCAATCTACGATTCTTGTGTTCTTATAAGCTTTTGCTTGAATAGGCTGATAATTCCATAATTCGACTTTAACCGCACTTGATTCATACCCACTGAATGTTAAGATGCCTTCTTCAGAAACCGTTTTCCCGTCTTTAGTCTTCCAACCAGCATAAGCTTTGCCCACATCAACAGAGGCTTCCACCTGGTTGCCGTCCTGTATAATATCACCCTGCTCAAATTTCACTTTGTCTTTCTCACGAACTTCACCCGTGCCGATCATCACATCAAAGCAAACAACAGACTTATCGCCCATCACAGGGATTTCAGTATTGACACCATCCACCCACCAAACGCCATCTTTAATCTGTGCGGTTTGATTCGTTTCCGTGGTCGGCTTATTGGATAATTGCCCTATAACCTCTGTTAATGATTTAATCGCTTTTGTGCTTTCAACGGTTTTCTCCGCTAACAATGTTAATGCTTCAACATTTGTCATCTTCTTTGTCATACTTATTACTCCTCATTTAATTTAGCCATCACGGCTGCAAGGTCATTACCGCTTGTTGTGCCTAAGAAATCTTTGATTTCTTGATCGGTTGCTTTAAGCGTGGTAATGCCGCCTTCGTTGGCTTGCACACGTTGCTCAAGTGCTGTGTGGTTGGCTTCTGCTTGCGTTAATCGGCTGCCTAAAGCGGTAATTTTTTCGCCCAATTCGGTAATGTTATTGCCCACTTTTAATTTTAACGCTTTGATTTCAGCAACCACGATTTCAAAGGCTTTTTTAATGTTGGTCGCTTGTGCGTTCTCTGTCGGTTGTGTCATTTTGTGCTCCTTCTTCAACACGGAATAATTGCGTAATATACGCTGGCAAGTCTGCCAATTGAGGCGGCTCAAGGCTCATCAGCCATTCTGATTCTGTGCCTGTAAAGCCTGCTTTCACAGCTAACTGATAAGCACTCAAGCCATCCGCACCCGTTAAGCCCTGATTGCCTTTTAACTGCACTCTGAACTTATTACGTTCTGGGCATTTCCCGACATTTTTCGGGATCGGTTGTTCACAGTCGCAATGATGCTCGCTACTCGTGCCGTTGGTTGCCGTGAAGCTAGGGCGTGAATATAGTTTTTCCATCTTTCCTCCTAATTCTGCCCGTAAGCCTGGGTAATATCGTTCTCAAGGCTAAACACACCTTGAGCAATCGTTTTAATTTTGCCGTTGGGGTCGGTTAGCTGTAAGTCAAACGCTAATTTCTCCCAATCTGCTTTCTCGGTGTAATGATGCGGTATATGGATGAAGATTCTGCCTTTTGCCGTGGTTATCTCGCCTGTTTTGCTTGAAAGATGCCAAACAAGCTCGTCTGTTATAACATCGTAACAATCTGCATCAATACGGTAGCCGTTAAAATCCGCATATTTTCCCCGCTCATCAATCACTTCAATGATTGCCGTTTCGTCATCGCCTTGATAGAGTGAGATGTTGAGTTGTGGTAGTTGGTTGGTTGTTGTCATCTTTAAATCCTCACTAAACAAACATACACATATTTCTGGGCTCGCTGATAATCTGAGGAAGGTAAATTTTCATTGAAACGTTCGAAATTATAGCCAGATAGCTCCAGGTTAAATACTTTGTTTGCTTCAATGATTTGCTTATTTCCTTCTCCACCCAACAAAAATCGTCTTCTATATGGTTTTGCAGGAATATTAATTCTGAAGTCAAACGTGCTGGTATCTACATAGTCTTCTTCACTTCTTGAGCTTTTGCTTTTATTAACGGTTAACTTTCCTTCATACCATTCAAATATTGATGTTGTTTCAGTTCTCATACTCTGTATGCCTTGCGTAAATTGTGCTGAAATATCTGTTTTTATACTCTCTACCTTTCTTACCGCTTGTTCTACTTTTTCAGAAAGTGCCTTCCCCTGTCTTGCCGTTAACGCCTCATCTGTCGCATTTGAAGTTAAACTATCATTCAACTTTACTACGCCCGCTATGCTGGTGCTTGCTTTGTCAATTTCGTGCGTGTGTCCATTCTGATCTGTCACGTTGCTCGTGCTTGCCGTAATTTTCTTTGGCGTGGTTTTGCTTAGTGCATTTGCGGCAGTATTTTGTGCTGTCGTGGTGCGACCGCTTAAGCTATCAATTAAGCCTTTCAGCGTGTCATAGAGTCGTTTACCTACGCTCGCAGTCAGTGCTTTGCTGTTGTCGTGGGTTGTCCAGTCATCGACCAATTGCACCACGCCTGATTGCGTGGTGCTTGCCTTGTCAATCTCGTGCGTGTGCCCTGAGCTATCTGCGGTATTGGTTGTCGTTGCGGTAATTTTTTTCGGCTTCATCTGTAAAAACTTATCCGTAAAATCAAATTGCCACGCTTTCGCCTGTGTTTGAATGTTGGTAAGCGTTTTCGCATTGTTAACCTGCAGAATAATATTGCGAGTTAAGGCGTTGCCCTGCTCTTCCGCTTTGGTGCGAGTTTTGACAATATCACCTGTATAAATTGCCACACCTAGCACGTTTTTAGCCGAATTGACTAGCCCCACAAAGTTAAAAGTGAAATCGCCAATTTCTGAGCCAAGTGTTACGCTATACACCACTTGATCGTCTGCGATGTAGCCCGTTTGTTGAATGTTTGCCGTGTGTTTAATCTGATCAACGGTTGGCATATTGTTAATATTTGCCAACGTGGCATCATTTAAGCCGCTAATGTGGGCAAAAATAATCTTGTCAAAAGTCACGGTTTCATTGCGTGCCACCGATTGGGCAACGTAACTTTTTAATGCGTTGGTTGCTCTTGTGCTTGCCATTTGTTCCTCTAAACTTTCGCTGTGTTGTAGTAATAAATATGTTGAATTGAACCGCTTGCGACTTCAAAATCCACACCAGACACAAGCACATATTCGTAACGTCTGCAGGTTCTGCCATACTTGCGTACAATGGAGGTGAGTAGTGCTGAATTGCCCGAAACTTGCTCATCCGTTAATTTAAGCCGTATCACATCCCAATTCACTTCGTCAAATCGCTCAATCAGTTCAACCTGTCCGATTCCTAGTCGCTCAAAAATTTTCTTAAAGCCTGCGACACTGCCCGCATCTTCGGCGTTAATGTAGGCGTAATGCACCCGCTTACGGAATAAGTCCAACGGTTCGTCTTTAAAGCGTTCAATATCACGCTGATAAGCGATGAGATGCACCAGCCATTCAGGAGCGGTCAATACATCAAATATCTGTAGCGGGAATTTCACCAAGTTCAACCCCACCGCCCACCATTTTTCGAAGAGGCTTTTGACTTTGCTCACTTCCTTGTTGTTAAACCAAAAAGGTAATTTAATCTCAATCATCGTTTTACTCTGCCAGTGTTAAATTTAGCGTGCCAATGGTTGGAATATTCAAGGCGTTCACAATATCGCCTTGTTCCCACACAATAGATTTAATTTCGGGGAATTGCTCGTGAATTTCCTCGCCTAACTTCGAAAATGAAAAGCGTTGATAAGGGTGCGTTTTCGTAACTGGATAAGTCGCATTTTCACGGAAAGCACAACGGATCATCTGCTCTACTTCTTTTTTAATTTCCGCCTTGCGTAACTGGCTGATCCCATCCGCTGAGCGGAAATACAATGCCACCCCAATGTTATGCACCACTTCTGGCATTTTGAACGCCCGAATATCATCGCCATGCCCGTGATAACCTTGCTCATTTAAATAACGATTGACTAAATCAATAAACGGCTGACTGTTTACGCCTTTGTCGAGCAGTAAATAAATATTTGCCGTGCCAGGCCCACGGGGTGCATCGTGTAAGATGTAAATGCGGTCAATGCTGATGCCTGCAATTTCAGCCACGAGCGACTTATACACGCTGTCAATGTGGTGCTTGCCGACACTGGAGAATTTCGCTCGGTAGCGATTTCGCAACTCTTCGTCACTTTCCCGATCGGCACCTGCCACGCTTAACCAATCTTCTTCGTTTCTTGCCTCTTTAATCCCTGAAATCGCTTCAGGTAAAATGCAGTAATAGCCGTTGGCAAGGTTGTAACCTGCCCCCGCCTCTTCTGCGGTAACAGGGACTTTGCCGCTCAATTTTCCCCGTTCAATGGCTGTGTCTTTATCCACAATCAAACGATAGACTTTGTTATTAATCCGCTCAGTTTGCACAATCGTGCCTTGTTTCACGGTGACAACCATATTGGCATCTGCTTTAGTAAAAGTCACAAATCCTTGCGTTTTGCTTGCCTCTTTAAAATCAAGCCCCACGCTCCACGCCTGAATTTGTAGCCATTTCCCTTTTGCCGTTTTCACAAATAAATTGGGTAACACTTCATCAATTAAATAATCGGTAAGCCATTTCACAGGCTTCACCGCAACCGCCGTGACCAATCGCCAAAACGGTGAGTAGGGCGACGTGTTGGTAATAAAATTTTCTTTTGCGGTTAGGTTTTCAAATTCTTGTTTAATGCCCGTTTCTGTGGTGGGGATTCGGCTCTCTTCAAGAAGTTGTTTAAAATTTTCGCTCATAATTCATCTGCTTATTTCTGCGGGCGGGGATAAACCCCGCCCCTACGTAATGTTTAAAGCAATTTGCACCTTGCCCCATTCCACCGTGTCCGCACTAATACGCAAGCGGTCGATTTTTTCTTCAACAATATCAATCGACCCCGCAACTAATCGCTCATCTTCTTCAAGCAGCAACATCATCTGCAGATAAATATCGTTGCGTAAAATGCGGGAACGTGCCCCGATCAAATCGGTAACCAAGCCACTTTCTAGCAAACAGTGCTTCATATCCTGCGCAATGCTGTCTTGATTGTTGCAACGCATCGCCATACCTGCCACATCAAGGCTTAAATCCTCGTCGGTGACCAGTAAATCCCAATACAACGGGCTGGGTTTTAATTCATCCATTTTCTACGCTCCAAGTTGTGCCCGTTCTTGAGCGTTCACATAATTATTTGCCTGAGTGCCTGCGTCTGCACCATGAATATTGATATGGTTAACAATATGGGCGGTTTTATTTTGGGTAATCTGACCCGCGACCCCTTTTCCGCTTTTCGGTTGCGTTAAGGCTTTGGCGTTTGTACCTTCCACTTTCAACGCACTATTTGCAACACCGACGGCAGAATTTGCCACGCCTGTGGCTGTGCTCTCCGCATGCTGAAAGGCAATCGGAATATCAAAGGTCGGCAGATTTACCCCTGGGATATTATTCAACCACCCCACAAGGGTATTCACTCCCTTTTTAAAGGCTAACCAAATTTTACCGAAGGCGTCCGTGATGATTTTGATAATGCCTTGCCCAATCTCAACAAATCCCAACAAAATATTGCCATTCGTAAATGCAGCGGCTGCGTTATCCCAAATTTCCGCAATGCCGAAAAAGGCACCAGAAAACACATCCAGTACTAAACTGGCAAGCTGGATCACAAATTCCAAGCCGTGAATTAAAATATTTAAGCCACCGGCAATAAATAACCCCACCGCCTCGCCTAAATCGCTCCATACAGCCGATGTTGATTTTATTCCAGTAAAACGGCTGATAATGCCACCAATCACACCAAACAGGGTCGAAAAGGCTTGTTTCAATGGTTCAAAAGAAACGCCAATCGCATTAAAACCAGCCATAAACCCGCTGACAAATTTCTCAATCTGAGCACGGAACAAGTAAATGAATCCCATCACCGCACCAATTTTTAACGCTAAAATGGCGACGGGAACGGCTAACGCCCCGAAAATCACAATCCCTACTTTCACTAACGCAAACAAGCCTGTGAGCAGGGTAACCGCTGAAGCCAATGCAGCCACGGCAGCAACGCCCCCTAACACCAGCCCGATTAACCGTGATATGTACTTATTCGCTGTAAACCAATCCACTAAATACGACCCCACATCAGCGATTTTTTGCAAAAAAGGATCAAGCACTTTAAGCAACTGATCACCGATGGCAATCTTTATCCCTTTTACGACTTCTTGCAGCCGTTTGAAGACATCAATATTGGCTGTTGCTCCTTCAAGCACTTCGCCTAGTCCATTTTGTGCAGCTAATTCTTTTTCAGATTTGCGTAATTCGTCCGTTTTCCCAATGAGCGTCGTCACTAATCCTATTGCTTCTGTTGTGCCAAAAGCCTTTCCAATGAGGTAGCCTTCTTTATCATCAATTAGATCGCCAAATTTACCTTTGATTTTGTCCAAAATATCGGGCAAAGAAAGCAAGCGGTTGTTGCTGTCTGTAAATTGCAGTCCTAATTTTCTACCAGCTTTACCAGCGTTCATGATGAACGCTCGATATTTTGTCGCCGCTACACCTGCATCCATTTCATTATGTAATAAGCCTAAAGTGGCAAATTGTTCTGATATTTTAAATCCAGCCTCTACAGCGGTATTACCCAACGTTTTAAAGGATTGTGCAATTTTCGCCCCGTCGGATTTGAATTTGTTTGCTGTGTAAGCGGTTTGAGCCATTAAGGTTTTTGCCCAGCTGATTTTATCCGCTTCTTTAGAGGCACCCAGTACAGAATACATCGTGCCCAAATAGTCGGTCATAATCTTGCCGCTGGTTTGCGTTGCCTTACCTGTAACGGCGGAAATCTCCGTAAAGCTCACGAGCTCTTCCGCACTTAAGCCATCAATAGCAGATTTAATATCGTAGCTTGCGTCAACAAATTCGGCGGCACTCTCGCCCCACTGGGTAGAGAAAGATAACGCCCGTTTTTGCAGTAATTCCAAGCCCTCGGCACTTTCGCCCAAGCCTTTAATCTTGCCTAGCTCGTTATTCATCTCTATGGCAGGTTGCAAGCCACTCATCACGCTTGCACCAATGCCGTAAAGCCCTGCAGCCCCAAGGGCAATACGTCCAATGGCTTTCTGACCCTGACCACCCAAGCGGTCCATTTCACGGGAAATTTTGCTAATTTCGGGGGTAAGTTGGTCTCGGAGGCTGACGATATATTCAAGTTGACGGCTTGCCATTGCTGAATGCGTCCTCAAAGTGCGAGCGTTTGCAGAATGCGGGGGCTTATCCCTTGCCTTTAACCTTTAAAGGCAGTTGCGATGCCGTTATTGACTGCCACGGCAAGGCATTCAAAATGATTTTTGTGTAACCAGATAGCACGGGCAAGGCTCTTTTCACTGTTATCTGCGTGCGGTAAATAGTGTTCCCGCAACGCATAGGCTTGCTCTAACGTGTTTTCTTCAATCGCCTTTACCCGTGCATTTAGTTTTTTACGGTTACTTCAAATTGAGGGATAAATTTTTCACGGATTACAGGAATAATCGCATCCAGAAAGCCCGGCACGTTGACGACCTCAAGCAAGTTTTCACGATCTTCTTCTGCCACAATATCCAGTAAGTATTGTTTCAAGCCTACCGCTGATTCGCCTTTGCCTACCATCGTTTGCAATTCAGCATAGGCTTCATCATTGCGGTTGAAGGTGAAGGGCACGCCCTGCACGGTTAACGTGATTTGATTAGCAATCGCAATGCCCATACGTTCTAAAATGCTTTGTGCTATGCTTTGTGATTTTGTCATGTGTTTTTCCTTTGTGTTGGTTGATATTTGGGGAGGGGGTAAACCCCTCCCCTACGATTTTTGTTATTTGGCGTGAATTTATCCCCGCCCGTCATGAATTACTTCATGTTTTCCGTGATTTTTAAAATAAATTTGGTAAAACCTCTTAAGGCGATCACGCCCAAGAAGCCAGATAACGATGCCCCAAAGGCGATCATATACATGGAGAAATCTTGCTCTAACATGTAAAAGGTGGAAACCACGCCCGCAAATCCGCCGATAAAGCCTGAAATGCCTGCGTTAATCCAGTTCACCACATTGTTTTTCTCTTGTGCGTCTGTAACGTATTTTGTTACGCCACCCGTTACCGAAAGCAAAATCATCAACAGCCAAAACCATAAACTTGGCTGATTTTTTGGATCGCTAAACGGCATGGCTTACGCCTCCACGCCTAAGAATAAAAGGCGCTCAATTGCACGACGTTTCACTAAACCAGGTAACACTTGCCCGCCTGCTTTGTTCCAACGTGGGAACTGGTCGGCAACGGCATTCACGCTTAACTGGTCTTTGTTGTCCATTAAGTAAAGTTTTTTCGCCATCGTGGACTTCTGGAAGGCTCGCAAGCCTACGTTAAAGCTAAAAATCACAAGGGCATCAAATTGATTTTGTGTTACCTTCGTGCCCAATTCTCGCAAGGTTTGCGAAATGCCTTGTTCAAATTTAGCGACATCTTCTTGTAAAAATGCGTCCGCCTGGGCTTGGGTAATGTTCATCCCTGCTTTCACGTTGTGCGTGTGCCCGTAGCCAATCGTCCACACTTTCGCACTATCTTGATAAGCGGTTAATTTGCAACCTTCTAAACGTTTTAATAATTCAAACGCCTTTCCTGATAATTTATACATATATCTCCTTACTATAAGAAATTAGTTTCATCTGGCGATAAATACGGAATGCCATTGATACGCACGAAGTTTTTACACGTCACCATATATTCGATTTTCACTTTCGATTTCTCGCCCCCTTTCGGGTCAATATCCAACACGTCGCTGATTTTGAGCTTACAGCCAAAGGCTTCCACTTTCACACGGCTGCCCCCACGGTTCGCATAAAAAACCATATCAAAGGTAGGAATATCACGGTATGAACCCGCCGCACTGGCAACGCCTTCAATACGTTTGAATTGTCGCCAATCTAATTCCATTTCACCGCTTGCTTCTACATCACCAAAAACATAACCATCTGGCACGCCGTGGGTAGTCACCATTGCGGTGTTATCGGTAATTGAAAGGCTTGCACTTTCCACGTGGATCGGCATATTCCAGATATACACATTAAAACTATTACCACTGGTAAATTCTCTGCTCATTTATTCCCCTTACGCTGCTTGTGTACGGTTTAAATCAAGGTCGAGCATAATGCTCACGGTGATATTTTTCGGGCAATCCATCGGCTGCACGGTAATGTAAATTTGTACGGTGGTTTTGTTTATCCATTGAATGATGATCGCCTCATCATTCGGTGGCATAATTTCGCCTGGGAAAATTTCCCCGTTAACCGTGATCGCTGCTGCCATCTCTCGCAATGGCTGGGCAAAGTAAGTTTGATGCACTTCAATGCTACCCGCCGTCGAATTAAACGAACGGTCACCAACCTTATTGATGGCAAGCAATCGCACCGCACGGCACGCTTTATCTACGACACGCACGTTCTCAATCACTTTGTAATCGCCTGTTGCACTGTCTAGCGTGTTACCGTCGCCCCAGTAAAAGCCCTCTTTGTCTGCATACCACATCGCACTGCTTAAGCGGTAAGCATCAATCTGTTTTAAATGTGCCGTGGTTAAAATGGCATCATCTTTGTCTTTAGGTAGCAGGGTTGAACCTAAACCGTAAAGCACACCCGTCTTCACCCGTGCGGGAGTATCGGCAATGGATGTTGCACTGTGGCACAATCTGCCCGCAAGCACGCCTACATCATTGCCGAAAAGGTTTGGCACTGCCATCACGTGCTCTGCGACAATGTTATCGGTTAATTTTTTTAATTTGGCTAAATAAACAGCCCACGTTTCTGTCGTGTCAATGCCCGCAACAGCTTGAACAAAAAACACTCTGCGGCTATATTTGCCTAATAAGTCGCTATAAAGTAGCTGCCATTTGTTCAAATTGGCTGAGGTGGCATCGGCAGTGTTGGTATTAACCGCAAATTCTACGTTCACTTGCTCCATGACCGCATGCACGGCTTTCTGGAAATCGTAGCCATCTTGTGCCATCGGGTAGACATAGGCGAACCAGTTGGCACTGTCTCCGCTGTTCGCTTTTGCCGTTTGCACGGCTTTTTTCAATTCGCTGTCGGCGGCACCCAATAACTGATCTAAATTGCTACCGCCCGACACTAAGAGGACGTTGTTTACATTGGTAGCGCCCACGCCCACAAACAGAGCGGTTTTCTCCACCGCATTCGGTTTGCTCTGATTGCGGTTAAGGGCGTTAATTACCACGCTTGGCATTGTCATTTGTTCATTTCCTTTCAAATCTGACCGCTTGCGGGCTCGCTTACGGCTATTTCAATTTGTTTGTGACGGCTTTGTCTAATTCGTGGGTAAAAAGCCGATCTACTTGTTCTTGGCTCTCATCTAAGAATGGACGGGCTGGGAGTTCCATTACGCTACTTTTGCGACCTTTAATACCTAGCTGTTTTTTTAATAAACCGATCAATGCCCCCGCCTGTCCAAAAGTTAAGTGGCTTGTTATATACGCTACACTAGACGCTTTTCGGTGGTTTCTATCGGCTCGAATAATTCGCTCTGCCCATTTATCCATTACATCTTTTCTTGTCATTGGCTTTTTTCCTCTATGTTCCGAAATCGGTCTTTTCGGTTCATTAAAGCCAAGTTGTAGCAATATCTGTGCCTGCTCTTCGGTTGCGGGCCCTCTATATTGTTCACTCATTTTTCCGTCCCTTTATTGGTATTCTTGCTCCGTATTGATGTTCCGCTGCAATACGTGCAGAAACTGGGCTCCGATAACCTAATCGCCCTGTATTACTATCGGCAAAGGCTCGTGAGTTATTCAGAATTTTTTTCAACATTGGCAACGTCGCTTTATCGCCTCTCTTGCTCACTTTAAATTTCGGTTTCTTACGTGGTTTCCAAGCTACCCCTGTAGGTGTTTTTTGCTCTTTAATATTGTTGTTTTTGGCATCTTTTTTATTTTCTAGAACAACATTTTTCAAAATAGTCTTTTTCGTTTTGCTATCTAAGGTCAAGATCTTAAAATCCCTTCGATACTGTCGCTTGGATTGTGCACTAAAGCCTGTTTTCATCGGCTGAAGTTCCGTTTGCGTTCCACATAACGGGCACGGATGGGCACATTTTCAAGGGTAAAAATTTCCACATTCTGCAAGCGATAACGCTTGCCATTGAGCGGAATATCGCCTTTTTCATCACGCACTAAATAGACGGGCTCTCTGAATGTGAGCGTAAAATCTAAATCGGTGGTTTCATCATCAATCGGGGTCAATTCGCCTTCGATTTGTTGATTGTGGTTGTAAGGGTAGCCCCCTTCTTCATCTTTACCCTCTGCACAATCCTGCACCCACGTATTCAGCAGTACCATCAATTTGAGCGGATCAACCTGTCTAAACGGCAAAGCTTCAAACCACAATACGGCATCGTATTCAATCTCGCACACTTGCACGCTTTCGGTTAAAAACTCACCCTGTTCTACCAGGGTTTGCCCTTCGTTGATAATTTTCACTTTGCTCATCCAGCTGTAAAAATTAGGCTGATAGTTCAACGGTAAATAGTTGAGTAAGTGTTCTGTCAGTTTCTGGTAAAGTAATTTCATTTTTCTACCGCTTGTTAAATCAATGCTGCACTGCTTCGCTTTTTACCTTTGATGGCACGAATTGCCATGGTGGCTTCTTTCTCAAGCGTGCGTTGCTCACTGGTTGCCTCTCGCCCTTCGTGAATTTCACGGGCGGAGAGGGTCGTAAATTCGGGGAGTAGCTCGGCTTTAGCTCGAGCAAACACGGCTTTTTCAAACAACCTGTGCATTCGGCTTGCCGTGCCTGTGCTGTTGCTGTGTAAAATGCTCGGCAATTGCTCCACGAATTGATAGCCTTTTTCCCTGTAAAATTCTTCTACCTGCAGTAAATCCAGTTCTACGCTATCAATAGCGTAGACTAAGGCGTTTTCGACTAAATCCAGCGGAATCTGCAGCGGAATGCTTCGCTGTTTCTGAAAGTCGCCTACTTTAATTTCACCCCAGAAGCCATTACTGCCTAACACGGCATCGCTTAATTCAGGCTGGTTGCGTCCGTTAAACATCGGCTACCCCTAATTGCTCGGCAACTTCTTCAAGTGAAAGCGAGGGGTTTCGCAAATAAGCTTTCACCTCTGCTATTTCTGCTTCGGTTAAGCCTTTTGCTCGCCCCTCTTGGAGGGATTTGTTAAAGGCGTTCAGCTTTTCTTCTGTATATAAATTCAGGTTACTTAACGCACTCAATCGCATAAAACAACGCTCGATCAGGTTGTTTACCCCGATTTTATGGTTGTATTGGTTTGCACTCGCAGCAGCCAAAATCGCCAGTTCTAAGCGGCGTGGCTCATTCACCAGTGCAGTTTTTACTTTTCCGTTTAATTCACGGGCTAAAAGTAAGAGTTTTGCTAAAAGTTTGTACCATTTTGCCATGACCATTTCTGAGACCAACCAGTCTGACATCGTGATCTTGTCCAAAATCTGGCTGAAATATGGCTCGGCACTCTGTCCGCTGTTGGTCGCTCGCTCGGTAAAGTCGAACAGTTGGTCTGCGGCAAAATGGGCAAAACTTCGCAAAATGGTTGCGGGCATTTTCTGCTGATCGCCAATGGCTCTGTCGGTAAGGGTAATGGCTTGGTTAAAGTCGCCCACATCAAACAGAAACACGACGCAATAGCCCACCAGATCATTTTGATAGTGCTCATTTTTGACAAAATACTCCTCAACAAGCGGTAAGAATTTCGGTAAGAAATACAACCGCTTGTACTCTGCACGCTGTTCAAAGGTTGGCAAGGCTTTGATTTTCTCAAGCTCATTGTGGACTACAATCATTAGGCTGTCGTATTGTGTGGGTGCGGTAAGTTGCACCGCCTTGCCCTGTACAATCTCCGCTTGCTGTTGTTGCAGTTTTAAACGCTCCCGATGTTCTCTAAATCCTGCCATCATTCACCTACACTGTCGGTTCGCCAATCGTGACTGACTCCGCTTTAATCGCAGTCATCAACCCGTTATCTTCCACAACGTAGCCTTCCATTCGGTAATAGCTGTCAATGATGCCCATACGGTCTTCGTTGGACTCAAAACGACGGCGAACACTTGCGCCTTGTGTATAAATACTTAAGTTTTTAAGTGTGGTAACCGCTGCCCCTTTTGCTGGGAAATTCGGTGGCGTGATGGCTGTCATCCCACCGAATGAACCCGTTAATTCTGTTGAACCTAAGGCTACGTGTTCCGTCGCTTTTAATTTTGCCGCTTTACTTAAGAAACGGGATTCTGCATTGGCTAAATCTGCCCCGACTAAAAACACTAAATCGGTGCGGTTTTGATGGCGATAATCTAAGCCTTGTTTAAGCTCAAGTGCTAATTCGTCTAAGTTGGCATAATCGCCCCCATCGCCGAAAATATTTACCGCATCGGTAAGCACATTCGCAGGCTTATCACGCTCAAGTAGGGCAAGCCAACCGATATTCACATCAGATAAATCTGTCGCTGTGGTGTTATCTGCGACCGTTTTACCGTGCCAGCCAATTTGTAATTGGTCTAGTGCAATTTGATTTTGCACATATTCCGCATATAAATCGCCTAGCTCCCCGTTTTGGTTAAGTGCGGCGAAATGGTCGAACATCTCCCACGGAATAATCACACCCGAATCGGTTTTGAATAATTCATAGGTGCTTTGCGTATGCGAAAGATTGACTAAGTGGCGTTTGTCTTGGTGACGACCTGTAATGGCTGCTTCAGCTGCACCGAATAATTTATTACCTTTCACATTCAGCACGTTTTGCACGTTTATCTGTTTTAAGAAGTTGCTACGTTGCTGAATGTTTTTACCTAATAACGCCGCTTTCGGAATTTCCAGGTTAAAACTTTCACCACGTAATACTGTCTGCGGATCGACACCGTAGTAATTCGCTACAGCGGTTAAAAAAGAATAAAATGCGGGTTTATTCATTACGCCCCCTTAAATTGCCGTATTGATAGCAAAACTATTCGTTGCCCCTACTGGCACAGTGGTGACCGCTTGCGTGCGTAAAGCGGAGAATTGCTTTTCAATCTCTGCTACACGGCTTTCTAGATCAGGCTTTTGCTCTTCACTTTCTGATTTACCTGCTTTTAGAGCGTTATATTCTGATTTGGTGATTGTTACCTTTTCTTCTGGCTTCTCTTGCTCTTGTTTAAAAGCATTTGCTACTCCTGCCGTTACGCTTGCTACAACCATTTGTGCAAAGGCTTGCATTTGTTCATTTGTCATTTCTTGAGTATCCTCATTCTGTTCTGGTGCACTTTCTGTGCTAGGCTTTTCGCCTTTTTTCCCACGGTTAAACATCCATGAGAAAAGATGTTTTCTGGCTTCATCTTTGGCTTGCTCTTCGTTTTCTTCATGTTCACTTCGATCTGCTGTGCCAATAGTGAAAGAGAATTGAAGCGGATCACTGACAATTACGCCCTGAACGCCTGTACGTTGGTTAAATTGTAATTGTGTTGTGCCAAGACTTGCGGGGCTATCGGTAATCGCTAATCCCACTAAATACGCTGCTTTGGTATCCGCAAATTTAGGGTTGATTTCAATACTGGTAAATAAACCAATGCCCCTTGCATTAAGCCCTAATAACTCTTTACTTGGTGAAATTTTGGCGAATAACTTGACTTTATCGCCTTCTGTTCTCGCTTCTAATTCCTCAACAATGCCGTAATTACTACCAATATAGCGATAATGCTCCAACCAAATTTGAGCTGTATATAAGTTCTTATCATAGGCTTTCGCCATCTGTTCTAAATGTTCAGCTTTGATTTCTCGCCCGTCTGCAGTTTTTCCGCTCATCGCGATGCAAATCCAATCTGTGGTGAGTTTTGTCTTCATTTTTTTCTTTCCGCCTTTTCCTATTCGGTTGCGTAATGTGGAATAATTTTGCCCCATTTTTTTCGCCTTTTCATTTTGGAAATTTCCGCTAATTTCCAGAAATTAAGCTTAATTTCCGAATATCCGAAAATAGCCAATTTTTCAGGCGTGAAAGCGGTGCATATTTATTAAAAAATAGCCGTATGAACGAACCAAAAACATTAAAAAAACGCAAAAGTGGCTATTCCGATGAAGTCATTTTTGAAGCACGTTACTTATATTTGAAAAAATACACGCCTGCAGAAATTGCCCGTGAATTGGGGCTTAATTCTGCTCGCCCTGTGTATTACTGGGCAGAAAAATACAACTGGCGTAATTTAATTGGTGAGCAAGGTATTGAAGAAATAATCGGGCTTCGCATTCTGGCGTTGGTTGACCGTGAAAATAAAACAGAACAAGAGTTAAAAGAATTAGATGCGTTAATTGAGCGTGATCTTCAATATAAAGCCCAACGAGCAAAACAAGCAGCTAAACAGAAAAACGATGGAACAACAGAAAGTATTTCAACTGATGAATATCAGAAAGAACAAAAACAAAGTAAGACGAAAAAGAAAGGCACGATAAAAAACGATATTTCACACGTTACCAATGAAATGTTTGAGCCGTTTCTTGCCACGCTATTTGACTATCAGCACTGCTTACGCAATGCGATAGATAAGCAGAAAGTGCGAATGTTATTAAAAAGTCGTCAAATCGGGGCAACTTATTATTTTGCGTTTGAAGGTTTAGAACAAGCAATTAAAACGGGCGATAATCAAATATTTTTATCAGCCTCAAAACGACAAGCACAAATATTTAAAACCTACATTATCAAAATGGCAAAAGAATATTTTGATGTGGAATTAAAAGGCGATCCGATTGTGCTTAGCAACGGGGCTGAATTGCATTTTTTATCGACCAACAAAAATACGGCTCAAGGTTATCACGGGCACGTGTACGGTGATGAATTTGCGTGGCTGCGTAATTTTGAAGAGTTCTACACCGTCTCTTCAGCAATGGCAACGCATAAAAAATGGCGTGAAACGTATTTCTCTACGCCCTCGTCGAAGTTTCACGAGGCTTATCAATTCTGGTCGGGCGATATGTGGAAAGGCAACGACCGCAAACGCCAGCTTGTGAGCTTCCCGACGACGGAACAACTCAGAAACGGCGGGATGATTTGCCCCGATGGAGCGTGGCGTTATGTGGTGACGATTGAAGATGCAGTAAAAGGCGGTGCAGGCGTACTATTTGACATTGAGGCACTGAAAGAGAAATACAGCTCGCACGCTTTCAAGCAGTTATTTATGTGCGAGTGGGTGGATGATAGCGATTCTATTTTCACGATTTCGCAATTGATGAAATGTGCGATTGATGCGAGCAAATGGAAGGATTACGACCCAAAATCCTCCGAACCATTCGGTCATCGGGAAGTATGGGGCGGGTTTGATCCTGCTCATTCTCGTGATGGGGCATCTTTTGTCGTGATTGCACCCCCGCTGTTTGAGGGCGAAAAATACCGCTTATTAGAACGTCATCAATGGCACGGGCTCAGTTATCGCTATCAAGCGGATAGAATCCGTGAACTTTTTGCAAAATATAACTTCTCGTATATCGGTATCGATACAAACGGGGTGGGCGTTGGTGTGTATGAAATGATCAAAGAATTTGCAGGACGTAAAGCCGTGCCGATTCTTTACACGGCAGAAAGTAAATCAGCGTTGGTGCTGAAAGTACACGACCTTGTAGAGCGTGGCTTGTTAGAGTGGAACGAGGAAGAGAAAGACATTATTGCGTCGTTCTTGATGATTAAACAAACCACGACCAACAGCGGAAAATCTAGCACGTTCATTGCCGATCGCACCGTAAGCAACCAACACGCAGACGTCTTCTGGGCAATAGCACACGCTATCAACAAACGAGAACTTAACGACCAACGGAAAAAGAAAGCCCGTTGGTTTGTGAATCAGTAACAAGATGAGTAAAGAAAATGGCAAAAAATAAACCAAAATTGACCGCTTCTAGCAATAAAAAATCTTTTTCCGCCCTCCCTATGCCCTCTTCAAGTTTTGAAGATGGCTACACGGTTGCCCCTGCGTTGGATTATGTGGGGCTGAATTTCTCCGATAAATATCGGATCTATGAACCGCCGTTAAACCGCTGGGCGTTGGCGAAATTGACACACCAGAATGCGCAACACTGCGGAATATTAAATAGCCGTGCGATTATGATTGCCAACGGTTACCAATCGGGCGGGCTTTCTAAAATGGCGATGCGTGCCCTGGCTTTAAACCTGATCCAGTTTGGCGATGTAGGCGTGCTGAAGTTGCGTAATATGTTTGGCGAGGTGGTGGGGCTTGAGGTGCTCTCTTCGCTCTATCTTCGTCGCAAAAAAGAAGGGGGATACCGCTATATTATTCGCCGTGATTTATATGATAACCAAGCACAAACGGTAGTAGATTACGCTGAAGAGGATGTGATTTTTATCAAGCTCTACGACCCCATGCAACAAGTCTACGGCACGCCAGACTATATCGGGGGAATTCAAGCGGCATTGCTCAACAGTGAAGCGACCCGCTTCCGTCGTCGCTATTTTGCCAACGGTTCGCATTTAGGCTTTATTCTTTATTCGACCGATCCTGATATGGACGATGAAATGGAAGAACAAATCCGTGAATCTATCGCCAATTCAAAAGGCGTGGGCAATTTCAAATCTATGTTTGTGAACATTGCAGGCGGACACCCTGACGGCTTGAAAGTCATTCCCATCGGTGACACGGGCAAAAAGGACGAATTCGGCACGATTAAAGATGTATCGGCACAAGATATTTTGACCGCACACCGCTACCCAGCAAGCCTTGCGGGGATTATTTCGCATGGTGGCTCTTTTGGCGATGTGGAAAAAATCCGCAACGCCTACCGCTTAGATGAGGTCTTACCCATGCAAGAAATGATTATGGATGCCATCAACCACGATCCCGACTTAACCGACACATTACGGGTAAGATTTAAAACAGACTTCTAGACATCCAGAAGGCTATTTTATAAAATACGTGAATATTATTACACTGATTTTATAAACAAGGTTGAGAAGATGGGAAGAACAATCAAAAACTACTGCAACGTGTGTCACTCGCCTGCGATTGCGATTAAATCGGAACGCCAGCACGATGATTATTTAAAAATTTACTTCGTGTGTAAAAATAAGCAATGTAATCATCGCTGGGTGGCTGATCAAACGTTCTCTCATACTACCCACGAAAGCCACTTACTCAAAAACGGGATTTTAAAAGCGGTACTCAACCGCTTACCGCTGGCAGAGCTGAAAGAGATTAAAAACTTTGTGCTGGAAGCCGAAGAAAAACAGATGGCATTGTTGTAACGCATAAAAAAAGCCGATAGAAATATCGGCTTTTTGTTGTTTTTTTATTTGCTTTATAGGTTAATCTATATTATGATGATTTTGCTTTCGCAGGTGGTAGGACACAGGAGCGAAAGCGAGTGTGAGGCTTAATCCTCACGCTGAATGAAGAGGATAAGAACTATGATTATCTTAGTTATCCTAGTTATTTTAGCGTTAGTGATGTTTAGCAAAAACATCTAGCTGAAATAGCTTGCTAGGGAGCTGCAACTCCCTAGCTCTTCACTTAAAACTATTATGAGGTTTCATTATGGCGTTGTCAAGACAAGAAATTCAAGCAAAAAGTGATGCCAAGCGGGGCGTAAAAATCAAAGGCTTTAAACTTCCGATTGAAATCATTGAAGAGATTGAAGAATTAAGCAAGGTGCTTAATATTCCGCAAAACCAACTGATTATTAAAGCCTTTGAGGAATTTAAGGCACATAATCAATAAACTTCACTCAATAAGGAGGCACTATGGCACTTACAATTGGTTTAGGTATTTTTGCTTTACTTTCTATTATTCTAGCATTAAGCCTACAGCATGCTGTTAAACAGCCTAAATAACATCTAACCGCTTGTCGCAATACAAGCGGTTATTTTTTTGCTTTTTTCTGCTTTGCTTGGTTGCTTCTGTGTGTATGCTTGTGTATAATTATTCCCGATTAAGACATAAGGAGATAAGCATGCGATCCAGCGACTTAATCAAGGAGCTTAAAAAAGCAGGTTGCACGTTTGAGCGACACGGTAAGGGAGACCACCAAATTTGGAAATCGCCCATCACAGGGAAGACGTTCCCCGTGCCACACCCAAAGCAACACGTTCCAATCGGCACATTAAGATCCATCAAAAAATCGGCAGGGCTTTTATAGCTCTGCCGAGCTTAACCCAAAGGAGCGACTATGTTATTTACTATCGGCATTGAAACCCCAGCAAACGAAAACGAAGCCTACGGCATTGCCGTGCCAGCACTTTCTACTGAAAAATATGATTGCTTTAGTGCTGCAGATACCCTTGAAGAAATTCCAACCCAAGCCACTGATGCCATTCATTCCATCTTAGAAATGATGTTTGAAGACGGCTTAGATATCAATGAACTACAAGATAAAGGCTATCGCCACTATCAAACGCTTGAAGATTTCAACTATTGCGATACTTGGCTTCTGCTTGATGTTGACATTTCCGCTTATCAAGGTAAACGTCACCGCATTAACATCAGCTTGCCTGAATACCTCATCAAACGCATTGATAGCCGTGTCGCAAGCAACCCGATTTACAAAGACCGCAGCCACTTTTTAGCAGTGGCTTCACAAAAAGAGTTAAGACAATAAAAAAACCGCTTGTTGCAATGTAACAATTCCCCATCCTGAAAAGGATATGCATCCCAAAACAGCACAATCAATATTAAAACAAGCGGGGCTTAAATAGCCCTGCTATTAAAAAAGAGGAAAATTATGTTATATCCCATTGCGATTGCTTTAGGCGATGAAAAACACGCTCATGGTGTTTTTGTACCAGATATTCCAGGGTGCTTTTCTGCAGCGGATGAATTTCAAGATGTTTATGCGAATGCGATTGAAGCCATTACAGGTCATATTGAATTACTTGTAGAAGATGGCGAAGAAATCCCACAACCTTCAGATATTCGCACGCTTCAAGAAAACCCAGAATATGAAGGGATGATTTGGGGTGTTGTTGATGTAGACTTATCTCACCTTTTGGGAAAATCAGAAAAAATCAATATCACTTTACCAAGCCGTTTAATTCGCCGCATTGATGCATTTGTTGCTGAATATCCTCAATATAAAAGCCGTAGTGGTTTTTTAGCAAAAGTCGCTACAGATCGCATTTTCGCAACAACTTAATCTTTGCCCTTTGCTCCTCAATAAAAAACCGCTTGCCTTCACGCAAGCGGTTATTTTTTACTGGTCTTTAACCAATGCTTTAATTTGTTGGAGAACAGACGTTCTTTTACGGAACTCTCTCCAACTTAAATCTGCTTCTTCTTTATAAGCTTTACTTCTGGCTTCTTCCGCTTTTATTTTTTTAAACAACTGCTTGCTGTCATAAGTGAGGGCAATATTAAAAATGACTGAGCCTACTAACAGTATCCATAAAATAACTTCGTTACTTGGCATTTGCATTTTTTACTCCTTATACTGTGCCTAATTGTTTTACTCGGTTAATTGAGACATAGTAGGTTCGCACCTTTCTGTCTCGTTTTACCCATTTTTCATAATCAAACAACACAAACATCTGCGGCTTGCTGTTGCCTTTGACTTCTTTACCCGTGGCGTTGTGAATAAAGGGGATACGCCCGTCGGTAATCATGACAATGCTAGTGGCACATTGCACGCAAAGGGCGAACCATTGCGTGCTATTGTCCACATTCAGCAACATTGCCACCTTACGCCCTTTTCGGCTCTGCTCAATAGCTTTATGCACAAACTGCAAAGGGTTAGAATAAGGCGGGTTAAGCCAGCAATAAATGCCGTTCCAATCGCCTTCGAGGGCGTTTTGTTCCTCGCTGATAAACTTCTCGCATTTGGTATTGTGTGCAGAGGCTGCACAGTCAATATCAAACTGCGGGAATCTGAACCAATGTTGAGCAAAGTGAAACGCCCACCAAGGTGTCGCCCACTTGTCTTTATCTTCTTTGGCTGTGGTGGTTTTGTGTATTGCCATTGTTTTTCCTCTACGCCAGCTCCCAATCTGCATTCTGGTCTCTAACGTATTTCATCCACAAATTGAACCCGTTGTAGCCTTTCACGTATTTCAGGCGTGTTAAGCCGTGGACGGTATATTCCGCTCCTTTTATCAGGTTCATTTTGTCGAAATCGCTGATTAAATTGTCGTCAATTCCCCGCATTTTGAGAGCGTGATCGAGACGGTTGTATTCGTGCTCATGTTCATTGATGAAATTTCGCACAGTTTTTTGTATGTACGTTTCTTCTGGTTCTGCTTTTGTTGGTTTTTTAACCTCCTTTATAGGGTTACAGTTATTGACACAAGTCCAAGCGGGACTGCGTCCCGTGTTTTTTTGAACCTCGACCGCTAAAGCGGTCAAGGTTTTAAATTCGGTTTGCTCATCTTTCTTCTTCTCGATACGGTAAGATTTCAAACGACTAATCACAGTACGATCGCTCAAGCGGTTAAAAACGCCCATGACTTTGCGTTGCATTTCCCCGTAGCTGTTGTTGCTGGTTTCCACGTAGTAGGTTTTTACGGGGGCTTTGTCGCTTTTGTCTTTATTCGCTTGAATATCAATAAAGGAAGCGTAGCAGCTCACATCGGTAATCGCTTGTAGGTTCAGCAGAAGTTGATCGCCTGCAACCTGCTCTTCTGTGCAACGTCTCAGCTCACGCCAAACAGTCACAGAACCGATGCCGTAGAATTGGAACTGACGCAAGCACCACAAGCCCGCCCACGCACGCACACGGCGAGCGTTTTCGTTGGTTTTAAGCTGTGGTGCTTCGTCTGAAACGGTATCCGCACCCTCTGCATCGATACCGAATCCGCCGATATTTTTCGAAACGTATTTCACAATGTAAGCCGTTGCACTGCCTTTTTCTTTATCGCAACGTTCCACTTTGCAGCGGTGCTCGCTTGCCCCTGCTTCATCGCCGTCAATTTCTAACGCTTTGCGTTTGAACAGCATTTCTACTTCGTCTATGTGTTCTTTCTTCACATAGAAAAGCAGATGCCAGTGTGGCGTGCCGTCGTGGTGTGGTTCGGTGACTCGCATTCCCTTAAAGTCAATTTTGCGTTTAGCCAGTAACGCACGGAATTGTGCCCACACCTTATTTAAGTAAGCTTGTGTTGTGCGAGGGTCTGCCCCTTGCCATTTGCGATTACGTCTACCGTGTGAATGCATAGCGTGGTAAGCACTCGGTGCGGTCAAGGTTAAGAATAACGCTTGCCAGCCGTTTTCTTCTGCCCACTCTTCCACGCCACGCAAACGGGTCATCATTTCATAGCGGCGAATAGTTGGGTTGGAATTGGATTTAAACCACAATTCGTATAAATCCACTTGCTCTTCTTCGTTTTCCACGTTGATGAGAATGCTGTTTTTAATGAACGCTTCCATTTTGCGATGCTTCTCTTCCGCACGCTTATATGCCGCTTGCGAGACATAAGGCGAACGTTTAGCGAACACTTCCCCGCACGCAATGCGTAAATGTTCCATCATCTGCTCTTGGCGTTTTAAAAAGAGCTTCAGCCAATATTTTTCGGCAGCAATCCGATTCAGGCTTTTCATCATCTCTTTATCGTTCACGCTCTTGCCTTCTTCCGTGCGTGCCTTGTAGCTTTGCCAATAAGGCGCTGCAAAGCCCATCTGCTCGCATAGCTCACCGCATTGCGTGTAGATACGCTCTAACGCCTGTTCAATTTCTGCATCGGTAAAGGTTTTGCCACTGTCGGCAAGGTCTGTGAAAAAGCCCACTTGAATATGCTCAAACAAGCGTGCCACTTCTTTCGCAATGCCTAAAAAACGGCTCGGCGGGATAAGATAAAACGGAATGCGGTTTTCGTGGTTTTTGCTGTAGCGTTTTTCTGCCTCTTTCTCCCAATACTCCTTGAATGGATTTTCACGGGTGAATAAGGTTTCATTGTGCTCTTGGCTGAAATCGTATTCAAACAAACGGCTGTTTCTACCCAAATAGGCTTTTGCCCATTCGGCTTTATCGTGGAAGTTGTCGGAAAGCAGAAACAAGTCCACGTTATGATGATCGAGGACTTTTTTCAGCTCCGTGTTCAGTGCTTCGTTCAGTTTTTCCCAAGCGTGTGTGCGTTGCACATTGCCCGCAAGAAAGGCGATTGAGCCATCATCTTTCAGTGCTTTAAGGTTTTTTAGATAAATGCGGCGGTAGTAGTTTTGTGCAAAATCGGGCAAGTGCTTGAGCAAGTCTTCTACAGCGTAGTAAATGCTTTTCGGCACTTTGGCAAACAGTTCTAATTGGCTTGGGCTTTTCTCTTTCAGTAAGCCTAACGGGTCGGGGGTTTCTGCAACTTCTGGCACGTTTTCGACCGCTTGCACCGCTATTTCAGGAAAGGCAGACAAGCCCAGTTCGATTCGTTCGGCTGGGCTTAAGATTTCATTTTCTAGGTAGTCTAACGTGGCATCATCCATAAATAAGCCACTGAGGGCTAAATCTTGGCTTTGCGTCTCTGCTTGCACAGGGGCAATCTGAGCTTTTGCCTGCTCTTCAAAGTTAAGATTTAACGCTAAGTGGCTCATTGTGGTGCTCTTTGGTGTTAAGGTTTAAGGGGTTAATGTCGAATGCTAAAAGTAACTTTTAATTTTGCTCGGTTAATCGGGGTGCGGCGCATTGCCTGCTCGCCCAATTTTCGGCTAATCCCGAAAAGTGCATCAAAGACGGCGTTTAAATCGGGGCAGATTTTTTCAACTTTCCCGTCTTTAACCAGTGCATAATTCAGAAGAGCATCGGGGGCTTCTGAAATAATCGGCTCAATCGTAAATTCAGAGACTGAAATGAGTGCCATATTTTTCTCCTATTTGCTAGCAAGTGCGGCAGTAGATAAGCAATACGCCTTACGTCTTTCACAGTAAGCCATCAAATCTGCACATTGTTTTAACGCTTTGGCTTTTTCCCATAACTCTGCCGCTTCAGTGTAGAGCTTATGGCGACGGGGTTTATCTTTCTCTTCACGTGCTGCCATTTTTTCAAGATGAACGGCACGAACACGGGCGTTATACGCCTCTGGGCTTTCTAATAAGGTGGTAAAGTTTTTCAGTGGTTGCATTTTTATATTCCGTAAAGCTGAGTGAGGTAATAATGGGCTTTTTTGTTTTCTCGGTTTCTGCGGGCAAGTGCCTCAAGATTCCCCGTTCTTACCCATTGAATCTCCGCTAAATTGGCGTTAATGCGGGCTTGATTCCATTTCAGCTTAATCTGTTTGATGTTGAGCATGGTTCACTCCTTGTAATAACTTGGCTTTATATGCTAACGCCTGCTTTTGTTGCTCGGCTTCTTCAGCTTCACGCTGTTTGCGTCTGGCAATTTCTGCGTCTCGTAAACCTTGGCGTTCTTGGTATTGTTTAAAATCAGCGGCTTGACGAACGATGAGGCGATTTAGGTTTTCACCTGCAGGGCGTGAATAGTCAATCGTGCCGTCTTGTTTATATCGGGCAATACGTTTGCGTCCTTTTTCTAACCCCGCTTGAATTAACGGGTGCAATAATGCGTTATCGTTCATCTTGCCCGCCTATGGTCTTTCCATTTCCGCCGTTGCCGCTTCAATCAAGAAATTAAAATCGCTTTCGGTAAACTGATTCAACTCTATTACCAGATTGATATATTCGTCTTTCAGGCGATATAGCACGTCCAACTCTTGAGCGGGGCTTAAGTCGTCGTAAATCAACTCGCTTTTGAGCCAGCCCATTTTTTCGGTAATGTCGTACACCTCATCGACCATTTGAGAAAGAGTCTGGCGTTTTGTATCTAAGTTCATTGCCTACCTCCTTACTTGATACTTTCAGCGAGCGAAAGAATGCCCGCAACGAACATAAACAAGCCACCGAACACGACGACTATTTCAATCACATCTAACACTAAAGCTTTAAGTGCTTTACGTTTGTTTTTCATTGAGTTCTCCGTAAATGTTTTAGCGTGGGACAAGGACATAGAAATGTGCTCTCTTCTTGCCCTTCCCTACTCTGTAAGATTTAACAAGGCTTTGTTTAATCCATCTGCGAATAGTCTCTGTGCTTACTTTTTTGATTTCTGCATATTCGCTGACGCTGTAAATTTCATAGTCTTCATAGGTCATTCGCTTTCTCCTCACCCCTTAGTGATTTCTCGCATCGTCACCTTGGGTGTCTTCTTCAATTCGTTTTGTGTTATATTTCCTTTTCGTTTAACTCAAAAAGGAACGTGATGAAATTGCTCGGTGTATTACATCTACCTCGGTTCTTGCGTACCAATCCACAACAACCAACCGAATAAGACTGAAACCACTAAATTTAGGGGCTCATACATTGCCATATAAACCACGGCAAAACCGCATAAAACAACGATTAACCAAAATAGAAAGTTGCCTTTCTGTTTTTTAAGCCATGTCAAGCATTTTGCTTGGCTTGGTTTTTCCTGCTCACTCATTGACTTACCTCTCTGTATTTGTTTATATTTCCTTTCCGTTTAACCAAAAAGGAACTTAAAATGAAATCTAAATATCTTGTAGACCCAACCACCTTTGAACTACCTGCATTTGATGCTCAAATCACGCAATATGTTGAAGAGAAAGGGGCTGACCCTTACGGCTCAACAGATTGCTATATTGGCATCTATCACAACGGGGTTTTATATCGTCGCCTCACTGCAGAAGGCTTAACCGAATGGGTGGGCTGTGATAACTTTCTATTTTCGCTTGGCTTAACCAAGCTTGAAGCTAAACAAGGCTATGATTCTCTGTTTGAACAGCCTGCTTAATCTGATCAAGTTCTTTTTCAAACTGGGCTATGCCCGCTTTTTTAATATATGCTAGTGCATAGCTCATCATCTTTACATCTTGCGGTGTAAAGATTTCTCTTGCGGCTTGGTGATCAAATTCTGCAAGTTGTTTTAATTCCCATACTGCTGAGCTTTTTTCTTGTTCACTCATTGACTTACCTCACTGGGTTTGTTTTCGTTTTTCACACGGAGCAAATACGCCTCATAACTTCCGCATTCTGCGACGTCTGAGAGTTGTTTGAGTTCTTGTTCACTCATTCCTACACCCCTCTTGCTTCCAGTGCTTCTTCTAACAAAATCGCAATCATTGGCGCCATCTTGCGTCTCTCTTTTGTGGCTAAATCTTTTGTTCTTTCTGTAAGATCTGCAGGAATTCTCGTCTGAAATTCTTTTCCTGTCTGCTTCTCTAATTTTTCGTTGATTTCACTCACTTTTAAAACTCCTCGCTTTGTGTTATGTTGCTCTTTGCTCGGGCTTGCTTCTTTTTGCAACGCCCTGCGTCTTAATGTTTTTAATTATAGTCAAAATTTCTTTGACTACAATACAAAAATATAAAACCAGATGCTAAGTGAGGAAAAAGTGAACAGCATTGAATTTGTAGAAAGATTAAAAAAAGTTGCAGATGTAAAGGAAGATCAAGCTCTAGCAGAAATTTTTGGCTTATCTAAAGCCTCTTTTTCTTATGCTAAAAAGAACAATAGTTTTTCTGCAGAAATGCTATCTAATTTTGCAGAACGCTTTAACTGCGACCTGCACTGGTTAATTACTGGCAAAGAAAAAACTCAAGCATTAAAAGCAACGGAAAAAATGCTACTCACTGCCTTTAATGAATTGGACGACAAACAACAATTACAAGCGGTGGTTTTTGTGGGCAATCTTGCACAAGGCGGCACGAGCTCACCTACGGCAAACATTTCCCAACACGCTGGCGAAAATGCCTACAATGTGGGCGGGGATTTTAACTTTAATCAAAAATAGAGATTTGTATCTATGTTGTTGATGGGATCACTTAAATGCTAACTGGATTTTTAAAATTTTTTCTTGCAGTGTGGATTATTGACTTAGTCGGAGGAACGTTTGGTAATACTATTGGAATAGTAACGCTTCTTCTTTTCCTTGGTTTATGGCTTAACTCAGTTTATAAAAAGAGAACGCTCAATCATATAAATAAAGAAGAAAAATATATAGAAGTAGTATCAACCCCAAAAAAGGAAGCTAAACCCAAAGAATTATTTAAAAATAAAAAACGTAATGAATATTACACCCTTTGGGAATGTGAAGATATGATTATCAATTTCAAAGAAGATGAAGATGAGCCTTCTAGAGATTACAAATTTCATCGTTGGGCTTTAGATAGAAACAAGGGAGATGATTGGATTTTTGTTACTGATATTACAGACGAAGAATACATCATTGATCCTTATTTTGGCATTGAAGGAAATATTACTTGGAATGGTCAAGAATTTGATTTATGGGATTGTTTTTTCTCTGCTGCTTTTGGTGATGAAGCAATGGATAAGGTAGACGATAAAAAAGATAAATTCTTAGATAAGTTATATCCAGATGATGAGAAGAGTAAATAATAGGCATGGAAAATTAAAAGCGGGAAATAAGTAATGAATGTGGGTAGGGATTTTAATGTTAATCAAAAATAGTAGTGAATTTTTATCGCTATTGTTTATGATAAGCAAAGCAAAATCGGAGGCTCTATGAAAAAAAATCTAAACACTTTAGCAAAAGTATTTAACGAAACAGAAAAACAAAGTTTTGTTGAAAATGTGGCTTTGCATATTGAGCAAACAGAAGAAAGACGTTTACAAAAAGAAGAGGAACTAAAACGTGTCAAACGAACAGGTGCAAGACTTACCGACTATAGATTTTCTTACTGATTTTCTTTATGTAGATGAAAAACGTGCTAAACAGTTTCTTGCTCAGTTAGTGACTGAAGGGGTGCTTTCTAGCTATAAAGAAGAAATAGGCAATACAGATAGCTCCACAGGGGAACTAGGGTTTAGCTCCATCATTACAGGAAAGAAAACTGGCAATATTCAGAACTCAGAGCGTTATGTGCGTGAATATGATGCGTCCCATTCCTTGCCCTCTTTGCTTTTAGACTTCTTGGGGCAAAATGGCTTTATTAAAAATAATATTGATGATGCTCAAGTGGGTAATTTGGTTCTGATTTCGGGCGAATATCGCTTATTTGACCTTTCATTAATTGAAAAAGCAATGCCATTCTTAAATGCTGTAGAGAATGAGAATCCTTTACCTGATGGCATAGACAAGCTCTTTGACCTTTTCCCAAAAAGCTTACAAGTGGATATTCGAGATGATAGAGGAAATTTCTATTGGTTAGCATTGAAAAAAGAAGATATGTGGATCAATGTGGATGATGTTCTGCTTTCTAATGGCATTACTAATCGTGATAAGTGGTTTGTTTTAGGTATTCTGGAAAATTTACCTGATGCAAAAGCGAAAAAAGGGCATCACCCTTATAAATTCCAAGATGAAAAAACAGATGTTTTATCTATTTACGACCATATTCAAGAATTGATTGGTCGTAAGGGTTCAAGCTATGCCGTTACGCCTCTCTTGATTTTTAGAAAGATTGGGAAGTAGGTAAGTAATGGGCGTAAGAAAATTAGAAGCGGAAAATAAGTAATGAATGTGGGTAGGGATTTTAATGTTAATCAAAAATAGAAATTAGGGTGCTACATTATGGAGTCGCTTTTAAGTTCACTTGCCCTCTTTCAGGATATTGCCAACCTGAAAAATTTGATTGTTTCACCTGAATTGCAGAAGCTCGTTGATGGGGGGAGTAAGTGGAAAAATTAGAACTTGAGACTTATCTCAATTGGAAAAATATAGAAAGTACGTGTGAAAGTTGCCATCAAAGTGCCTTATGGAAATTTAGGGCTTTGCCCGATACTTATTGGCTGACTTGTCAACATTGCGGTTTTATTCGTCATTATGATCGTGAATTTGTCGATGATGATTGGGCAAAAAATGAAGAGGTAATCCTAAGCGATGAGTAATACAAAACGCAAAGATGGCAAAAATTCGTTAAAATTAGTCGGGGCTAATTCAGGCTCTAACAATAATGGAGGCGAACCGCCTATGAGTAATTTAGAAAAGCGTGTAATGAAAGTCGAACTAGGGCTTGAACAAGTAAAAACTAGCGTAGATGATTTAACTAAACGTGTAGATCGGTTAGATACTCGCTTAGATAAAATAGATGAACATTTAAAAGAGATTGATTTCACTTTAGTTAAAATCAATACAAAATTAGATGATGCTGACAAAATTTATGCAACAAAAGCTGAACTACACAATGCCATTCATACGCAAACAAAGTGGCTGATGGCAACAATGATTACGCTTGTGGGGCTGACACTTGCAGCGGTGAAGTATTTGATTTAGGTGCAAAAAGGTAAGTAAATGGCAAAAAAGCACGCAACAACAATTAAAGTACTCAATTTTTCTGATGACCCTTGGGGGCGTGATGCCTCTGAAAATCCTGTAAGTAACGGCGAAAAGTTCCGCAAAGAGTGGGTTTTGCCTGCTGTGCGTGAATTCGATCACGTGACGGTTGATTTTTCTGATTTGATGGTGATTTATGGGTGTAAGGAAGGATGAAAAAAAGAATGGTAAGTGGCTGGCTGAATTTTATAAAGACGGTAAACGCATTCGCCGTTGGTTTGACACTAAGGCTGAAGCAACTCGCTTTTTTAATGCTGCAAGAAATCCACTCATTGAAGTAGAGCCACGTTCTAGCCGTGTAAATGCTCGTCCTTTGTTAGATTTGGTTGAGGATTGGTATCAATTACACGGGCGTGGCATTAAAAGCGGTGAGCACGTTTTTAAGTCGCTCAAGCGTATGGCTTCTGATTTAGGCAATCCGACTGCAAGTAAAGTTTCTCCGCTCTTGCTGGCTGAATATCGTAGCAATCGGCTTGCGGGTAAAGTCGGGCGTATCGCTGGCGTTGCGGCTAAGCCTAAATCCATTAATACCGACTTGGCACATCTTCGGGCAATGTTTAACACACTGGCAAAACTGGGAAAATTTGAAGGTGATAATCCTGTCTCAGCCTTAACAAAATTACGGGTGCCAGAATCAGAAATTTTCTTTTTACGTAGTGAACAGATTGCACCGCTTTTGCGTGAAATTGATGCACTAGATTATGATGCGGGTGTGATGGCTCGAATTTGTTTGGCTACGGGAGCAAGGTGGGGAGAAGTGGAAAATCTGCAAGCCTCTCAGATTGTGCCGTTTAAACTCACGTTTACAAATACGAAAAATAAAAAAAACAGAACAGTGCCAATCAGTCAAGAACTGTTTGAAATGATTCCAAAACGCTCGGGCAAGGTGTTTAATCCTCCCTACATTATACGCTCGAATTTACACAAGGTAATTGAAGGTAGCGGAATTCGATTTCCTAAAGGGCGAGCAACTCAGGTTTTTCGCCATACTTTCGCCAGCCACTTTATGATGAATGGGGGGAATATTTTAGTCTTACGGGATATTCTCGGGCATTCCGACATTCAGATGACAATGCGTTACGCCCACTTCGCCCCCTCTTACTTAGAAACCGCCGTGACGTTGAATCCGCTTTCTAATCTTAAATAA